TCGACAGTTGGTAAAGGTAAAGAACCACCTTTTTAGTTGCCAAACTTTCCATTTTACTCTATTTTTCGGGGTGAGAAATATTTTTTCATTTTTCACTCCCGAGAAAGGGGCTATCTGATAAGGTCAACGACCATTCTACGGTAGCCCCGTAAAAGGAAAGGCGGTTGAAATGAGTGATGCAGGTAAGTTATTTAGACGAAGAGGTATGCCAAGAGTGGCTAAAATTCTTGACATTACTTCAAAATTTTTGCCAACACCAAAATCTGGCACAATCAGTACAATTGAAAGCCCAGCAAAGAAGTTTGTTGACATTAGAACAAGAGTCAAGAAAGCTGGTGGTTATGCCATGGGCGGTGAAGCGTCTGAATCGGTTGCAAGAAGCAAGATTCTTAAAGAGATGAGAGATAGAAAAAGAAAAAGATTAACTGATAGTATAGATAGATTAACTAGACCAAAAGGTGTAGGTAAACCTAAGATTGTACCAAAGAAAAAACCAAAGAGGGATAAATAATGCCGAAAACTAAGACAAAAAGAGTTGGAAGTGATCTTAAATTAGCAAGAGCATTGAAACCTGCAGGCAAAATTAGTCAAGATGACAGACGAAAAGCGGCAAAATTTTTATCTGGCATGGGTCTATCAGCTCCACAAAAAAGAGTTTTAATGAATAAATTAGCTCCCATGAGCAGATTTTTATCTAGTGATTTGTTAAAAGCTGGTGCTGCATCAATTAAATCAACTGTAAAACCACGAAAACAAAAAATAAAAGATAGAAGAAAGTTTTTTGCAAAATGAACCACGAAGAAATACTGAAGCAGAGGGACTTACTAGACACGATCCTCGCCTCACGGACCAATCAATATGATCGGATTGAAAATATGAAAATAATGGACTCAATATATTTTAGGAAGAAACTGCCAAGTAATGTAGTTTTATTTCCATTACAAA